TAAGTTTCCGCCTGGAGCGTCAACGTCTCTAAACTCTCCTGGTTGGATTGGAGCTGCCTCGTCTCTTAATTTTATGCCACGCATTTTAAATCCTGACGGTTGATTAGAAAAGGTTCCTGCATCAAGCAACGATCTTAACGCAGCTGTTGCAGATCTAGATAATCCACCAATCATGTGAATTAAACCAAAACCATAAAATCCTGTGCCAGGTAAAAATTTAAATTGTACAAAATATCTAACTTTACTTCTTGTAGAGTCTCCAACTTCATAGTTTCTTCTAATTGATAAAACTTCTTTTGACCCTTCATCAATCGTAACTATGTATGGAAGTTTAATTCCTGTAGGCTCACCTTGTGTATTCATGTCTTCAAATCCTTCGATATCTAAATCAACATGACACTCTAATAAAGTAAACATTCTTTGATCTTTAGTTTTAGAAACGCCATCTAACTCACGCTCTTTTTTCTGTGATTCTGTTTCATTATCTAAGCCTGGAGTTAATTCTATATCTCTGTAAAAACCACCCACTTGTTGTTTACGTAAATCATTTTCTGTCATCTTAATGACGTGAATAATAGTTTCTGCATCATCCAATGATGTTGCAGAGTACGGAACAATCAAATCATCTGCAGGAACAAATTTAGAAACTGTTCTTTGCATAATTTCATCGTAGTAAACTTTTTTAAATGTTGAACCTGTTAATGGTAAATAAAATAACATTTGATCAAACTCAGATTCATATTCTTTCATCTCAGACATAATCTGATAATTCATAAATTCTTTGACACGAAGTGCTTGTTGTTCTTTGTCTGGAGTTGATAGACCAAGAATCTGTGTTCTAACTGGTCCTTGTGATGGTAGTAATTCTTTGTAAGCTAGCGCTTGAAACTGTGTAACAGCTTCTGCTAACACTGGGTGAGTTGCACCTGATGCACCTTTGAATGGTTCTGATTTTTCTTCATACTTAAATCCTAAAAGATCTAAACCATTTGTATACGCATGCTCCCAATCTTTTCTAGATGATTTATAGTTAACATAATTTTCATACAACTCATGTCCCATTGGGGCTAAAACTTCTTCTGGTAGCAACTCTGCTAAGTTAGCAAAATGATCTTCACCTTGTTCTTGACTACCAACGTTAGGGTCAAAGTTTACATCAACACTACCATCTTCATTTGGTTGTATATCTATCGGCCTATCTTTAGCTTCCTCTAATTCTTTTTCTTGTATTTCTACCTGTGCTTCTTCAGGACTTGGAATACTTATCGTTTGCTTTACGTTTGGTAAAGACTTGTCTATTTCTGCCATTTGTTTTCTCCAGTTTTACTGTCTTAACAGTATTGTAGTTAATATTCAACCCCTGTGCATCTGGACCAGATCTTGGTGGTGGGCCTGATTTTTTACCTATCATTAAGCACCTCCAAACTCTCCAAAAGAAAACTCATCTCTTTCTCTTGCAAGATCTTCTCTTTGCTCTGGGCTCATCGCCTCTAATTCTTGGTATCTTTCATACGCATCTTTTGCTAAACCCACTGCAGTTAAACCTGCACCAATAGGTGTAAAAGCTCTAGCTGCTCCAAAAAATGGATTAGCCGCTACTCTACCAATCGTAGATAAAATACCTGCACCTCTAGGTGCAAGTTGACCTATGGTTCTTTTTGCGAGTTCTGGGTACAATAAACTTGTTCCAACTTCTACATCTGCGAGTGCTTCAGGTAAACTTTCACCTTTGTCTAAATTTTCTTTTATTGATGTACCAGCAAAAGTCGCAGCAACTGTTGGTGTGCTCAAGACTCTGGCGACATCACCTAGTCCTGTTAAAATGTTTTTAGGATCAAGAAATGGGTTTGCGCCTAATCTAGTATTGGCATCTTTAAACATTTCTCTTGTTTTAGTTTTTTCTGGAACATCTAACTCACTAGCAGGAATTAAATTTAATCTAACAGCTTCTGCATCTATTTTTTGTTTTCCTAATTTAACTAATTCATCCGCTCTTTCTCTTGTTATTTTGGAAAGATCCTCATCTGATGCAACTAATCCTCTTTTAGGATCAAACCCTGTATCTTTTAATTTTGTTACTGTTCCATCTTGATCTATATTTAACAATTCAAAATTAACTAAACCTTGTCCTCTCGTTCCTTTTAATTGTCCTCTCAATCCTTTCATCGTGTCATTAAATTCATCTATAAGTTTTTCTTTATCTCCTATTGAAATATTAGGATTTTTTAATTTTTTTGTAATTGTAGCTAATTTTTCATTTCTTATTCTTTCAATTTTTTCTACCTCTGGAGATATATTTACTTCTTTTGGAATAAAACCCATTCTACTTAAAGTTTGTGTGCTAAATTTTGGTTGACCATGTTGTATTTGTATATCCATGGAGGCACTTCCTGGAAATACTTTCGACTTATATTTTCTTAATTGTTCATAGACTCCATGAGGATCTTTTTTTCTATACATTGCATCTTTTAATCTTCTTAATTTTCTAAGTTGTTCTGGTTTTTTAAATTGTCTAGCCTTATTTTTATAAAGATTACTTGTTGTAATATCCTCAAGTTGATTAGCAATTTTTCTTAAATTTTCTTCCGTTGCATCTACAAAAATATTTTTAAAATCATTTTTAATTGGACCTGAAAAAGTGACTGTAAATTTTTTACTCCCAGCAGCTGTGGTATCTATTGATGGAGATATGTGTGTAAATTTTAAATTTTTAAATTGATCTACAAGATCATCACTCACTTCTAAAACAGCAGAGGCTGGTCTTTTTTTACCCCCTAATTTTGCAGCTTCTTTTTTTGTTAAAGGTTTTGCAAAATCTTGTCCCTCTGTTAAGTAAGATTTTATTGTCTTAGAAGCACGACCTGTGCCTTTTATAATTTCATTTTGTGTTGGGATTCTTAAATTTTTTAGTTTAAATTTTTCTACAAACTCTTTTAGTTCTTCTGCTATTCCACCATTTGCAAACTTCTGTCTTGGCCGCAAAAGATACGCCATCATCTCATTGTATTCTGATATTTTCATTATAATTTTAATATGCCTGCTATTCCACCGGCTTCGTTTGGTTCTCTATCTGTTACGTCAAAATCTTCTAGCATTTGTTTTTCCTCTAAATCTTTACGTAAAATTCTTATTAATTCTTCGTCTGTCATTAAACCTTCATCAAAACCATATTTTGCTTTTGGTTTTGGTAATTCACTTGAGAGATTTTCTGCCTCTAATTTATAGAGTCTTTCAAACTCATCACCTATCTCTGTAAAAGTATCCCCTCTAAATGCATCAGGAAACTCTTCTTGTATTCTTGCAACAACACCTATTGCATCCTCACCGTATGCTTTTCTAAATATATCGATTGGGTCTGCACCTTGTGTAAATCTTTCTATTGCATCTCTATCGCCTGCATCTGGTATCTTGAGTGTGCCATCTTTTAATCTTCTAGATAGAAACTCTCTAACAGCAGTTCTAGCGTTTGCCTCTTGAGACATTGTCCCTAAACGTCTTCTATCATTTCTTTTTTTAATTAAAGTGTTAAGAGCAGTTTCGGCCATCTCTTTAGCTGTTGGTTTTTTTACTGGTTCATCTAAATCATCGCTTTGTCGTAAAAGTTTTGCAAGATCAGGATCTTCACCTTCTACCCCTTTTGCTAATATTTCATTTGTTCTATATTTTTCAACATTTTTAATTAATGCTTTTTCTGCTCGATCTATAAATATTTTTTGTTCTGAAATAGGTAGATCATCTAAAACTTTTCCAGCTTCTTCAGCTATAAATTCTGCAAGATACATTTTATCCTCATCTAAACTTCTAGGGCCTGCAGTTCTATACATATCATTAATTAATTTTGCGTCTGCAACATCGTTTGGAGTGGATACGTCATCAGCTTTAGGTCTTAATTCTACAACTTCACCTTTTTTAGTCTCTTGTCTCTTGATGCCTGTTGCTGGCTTCTTGAATATTTGATCTAGTCTAGTTTTTAAAACACCAGTGATCTCACCAAACTCTCTTCTTGCAAAATTTAATATTTCTTCTTTTCCCATGAGACCTTGATCGTACAGACGTTTTGCTGCGTTCAAGAATCTTATAAGTTCAATAGTTAATTTTATAGCCATAGTTTACCAATAGTATTTAAATTTTCTTCTAGGTAGTTTTTCATCTTGATAATCTTCAGGATGACTTATTAAACCACCTTGTCTAAAACG